GAGCAAAAAGTCCAAATAAATGCTAATAGAGCAGCGGAAGCATTTAAGAGGCGACAACAGGTAGCAACTAAACAATAAACACAAATAAAGTAAAAAAAACAAATGCAGAAAGGTAAAAAATTTCTGAGTGACTTGAAGTTACACTCAGATTATTTCAAATGGTTAGAGGATAAACAGAGATATGAAACATGGGAAGATGCATGTGAGAATATCATCGACGGGCACAGAAAAAAATATGTTCAATATGCTGACGCAATTGAACCATATCTTCAAAGTGCTGTTGAGAGTATGAAAGATCAGGCAGTATTGGCATCACAAAGAAACTTGCAATACAGACATGAACAAATTATGAAACATAATACGAGAATGTTTAACTGTACATCAGGACACATTGCTCGTAATAGAGTATTCCAAGAAATTTTCTATTTAGCATTATCTGGTTGCGGATTTGGTGGAGGACTATTAATACCTTTCGTAAACAATTTAAGTAGAATACAAAAGAGAACATTAGGAACTAAAACATTTTATATTGAAGATTCAATTGAAGGATGGGCAAACGCATTAGGTGTCTTATTATCATCTTATTTTGTAGATGAACAACCATTCCCTGAATATGCTGGATATGAAGTTAAATTAGATTATTCTTTAATTCGTGAAAAAGGTGCGTTCATTAGTGGAGGTTTCAAGGCACCTGGTCCTGATGGTTTAAAACAATCATTAGAAAAAATTGAACAATTAATTGAAAAATGGATAGCAACTGAAGGTGAAAAAATCCGTCCTATCTTAGCATTCGATATTATTTGTCATTCAGCAGATGCAGTATTATCAGGTGGTGTTAGACGTTCAGCATTAAATATGATCGTAGATCCTAATGATACTGAAATGATTCACGCCAAGACTGGTAATTGGAGAATGGAAAACCCACAAAGAGGTCGTAGTAATAACTCTGTATTGTTATTAAGAAGTGAAGTTGTTAAAGAACAATTTAATTACTTAGTACAATTGAACGACGGAGCAAATGATATTGGTTTTGTATTTGCAAACAGTTGGTTTGATATGTTTAACCCATGTTTTGAAATTTTAAAAATACCAGTATTAGATACAATTGATTTTGGTAAAATCAAATATGATGAAGTTGAACAATATGTAAAAGACAACAAATCTAAATTTGGTATTCAAGGTTGTAATTTAACCGAGATTAATGCTGAAAAGGCAACAACAAAAGAAAAGTTTTTAAAGGCTTGTAGAGATGCGTCTTTCTTAGGCACATTACAAGCGGGCTATACTCACTTCCCTTATTTAGGTGAAACAAGTAAAGCAATTTTTGAAAAAGAAGCATTATTAGGTGTTAGTATTACAGGTTGGATGAATAATCCTAAATTGTTTAATGCTGAATTATTAGAAGAAGGCGCACAAGCGGTAAAAGATGCAAACAAAGAATTGGCGGCAGTGATTGGTATTAACCAAGCGGCTAGAACTACTTGTGTAAAACCATCAGGTAACGCATCAGTTGTATTAGGAACAGCATCAGGTATTCACCCTGAACATTCTGAAAAGTATTTCCGTATTATGCAATTGAACAAAGAAAGCAACACGGCAAAATGGTTAGAAGAAAATATGAACTTCCTATTAGAAGAAAGTGTGTGGTCTTCAACTAAATCAGATTATGTTGTATTCGTTCCTGTTGAAAATCCAAAAGTTGGTTTATTCAAAAAAGATATGAAAGGTATTAAACACCTTGAGTTAATTAAATTAGTTCAACAACATTGGGTAAACGCGGGAACTAATCCTGAGTTATGTGCTTACATGCCGGTTAATCACAATACATCTTGTACAGTTATTATTGATGATAAAGACGCTATTGTTGAATATATTTGGGAACAAAGGGATTTCTTTACCGCAGTTAGTTTTATGTCTGACTATGGTGATAAAGATTTCAACCAAGCACCTTTCACATCAGTTTTGAATCTTGATGAAATTGTTGAGACATATGGTAAAGGTTCAATTTTAGCCTCAGGTTTAATTATTGATGGATTACACTATTTTAATAATAACCTATGGTTAGCAACAGACACTTTATTAGACGATTCAATTGCGATAACAGGAACAAGAGAACAAGTATTATTAAAGAAATATTGGTTATCAAGAGCGAAGAAATTTGCAAAGAATTACTTTAAGGGTGATTTGAAGAAAATGGTTTATTGTTTAAAAGACGTCCATTTATTCTATAAGTGGGAAACTATTACTCGTCAATTTAAAGAGGTAAACTTTGGTGAAATCTTAAATAAACCACAATACAAGAGTATCTCCGATTATGCGGCACAAAGTTGTTCTGGTGTAAATGGTTGTGAAGTGACCAGTATCTAATGAAATTAGAAGAAGGAGTAGATTTCTACATAGATGAAAAGTCGGGGCTTATGGTCCTGACTTCTTTCTTTTTACAGAAGAGAGGGTACTGTTGTTCAAATGGGTGTGCAAATTGTCCTTACGACCCACCTCATATTATTAAAGGAAACTCTAAATTAAAAGAGGATACATAACCATTTTGTGTTTGTTTATATTTATTGAATATGGCGACAACATACGGTATCGATTATCCATTTAAAGACAGTCTTAAGGGTGATTATCTGAACATGACAGAAATCCCTGAAAAAGAGATTAGAGCTAACCTAATACACCTTATATTAACAAGGAGAGGTAGTAGATATTACTTACCTGATTTTGGCACAAGAATCTATGAGTTTATTTTTGATCAAAACGATTCCATTACCCACAATTTAATAGAAGAGGAAATAAGAGAAGGTGTTAAGAAGTTTATCCCAAATTTGGATATTAACACCATTTCAATAATGTCAGCTGAAGATGACCCAAATCAAGGTAGAACTTTCTCACAAGAAGAAGACGAGAGATTATTTAGGGTTTCAGATGAATCGACTAAACCATATACTGCGGTAGTGAAAATAGATTATACCGTTAATAACGGATCATTTTCAACATCCGACTTTATAATTTTAAACATATAAAATGAGTAAACAAATATCATACGCAACCAGAGATTTCCAAGGATTAAGAAATGAATTGGTAACATTAACCAAAGATTACTATCCTGATTTAGTTAAGAACTTTAACGACGCATCGATTTATTCTGTGTTATTGGATATTAACGCTGCGGTTGCAGATAACCTACATTTTCATATTGATAGAGTTTGGCAAGAAACTATGTTAGACTTTGCACAACAAAGACAATCATTATTTCACATTGCCAAAACTTATGGTTTAAGATTACCCGGTGTAAGACCTTCAGTTGCGTTATGTGACTTTTCAATTACAGTACCAGTTAGAGGAGATAAGGAAGACACTAGATATTTGGGTTTATTAAAAAGCGGAGCACAAGTTTCAGGTGCTGGTCAAATATTTGAAACCTTGGATGATATTGATTTTTCAATACCATTTAACAAAAGAGGCGAACCTAATAGACTAAAAATACCTAATTTCGATTCAAACAATAGATTAGTATCATATACCATTACAAAAAGAGAGGCGGTTGTTAACGGAATTACAAAAATATATAGAAGAGTTATTAATCAAATAGACCAAAAACCTTTCTTAAAATTATATCTACCAGAACAAAATGTGTTAGGTGTAACATCGGTTATACATAAAGACGGTACGAACTTTGCAAGTAACCCAACATCAAGTGAGTTTAATAGTACAGTTAATAAGTGGTATGAAGTAAAATCATTAATTGAAAATAAAGTTTTTGTTCCAAATCCAACGGCAGTTTCGGATACAAATAATTTTACCGCAGGTACATTTATTGATGTTAATAATAAATTTGTTACAGAATACACACCTGAAAACTACTTCTCATTAACATTTGGGTCAGGTACAGTTAATCCATTGGACAATTTGGATAACTATATAACCGGAGATTTAAAGGTTAATTTGGCAAGTTATTTAAATAATTTATCTTTAGGTCAAACACCAAAACTAAATACAACATTATTTGTTAGATATAGAGTTGGTGGAGGTAAGGATAGTAACTTAGGTGTTAATGTAATTACGAATGTGGATGATGTTGAGTTTAATGTTTCAGGACCTGTGGCGTCAGTCAATTCACAAGTTGTAGGATCACTTAGAGTTGTGAATATAACACCAGCAGTTGGCGGCGCAGACGCTCCAACGATAGAAGAAATACGTAACATGGTATCATATAACTTTGCGGCACAAAATAGAGCCGTAACTTTAAATGATTATAAATCGTTAATTGAAACAATGCCATCAACATATGGTGCACCAGCTAAAGTAAATGTAATGGAGGAAGATAATAAAGTTAGAATTAAATTATTATCATATGATGAAAAGGGCAATTTAACTGATACCGTATCCACCACATTGAAAAGTAATATTTTATTATATCTTTCAGAATATAAAATGATTAATGACTTTATTGACATTGTAAGTGGTCAAGTTATTGATTTAGGTTTAGAAGTTGATTTAAACATTGATAAAAACGCAAATCAAACCGATGTTGTACAAACAGTTATCGACAATGTAATCTCTTATTTTGATATCACTAAACGTAAAATGGGTGATCCATTATTTGTGGGAGATTTAAATAAAATTATTGGTAATGTATCGGGTGTTGTAAACCTTATTGAAACAAGAGTTTTCGGTAAAACGGGAGGTGAATACTCATCCGCAGAAATTTCTACTGGTTATAAGGACAGTAACACAAAGGAAATTAGACAAAACGATAGTGTTATATTTATGAAATCTAATCAGATATTTCAAATTAGATTCCCAAATGTAGATATTAAGGTGAGAACTAAAACTTTAGGAACGGCTACATACTAAAATGTTTTTTCGTTATAATAATAGAAAATCGTATGCTTTCTATTTATTATAAGAATTATGCAAAAACATAGAATTTCAACCAATTTAGGGATCAACCAAAAGATCACAGTAGAGTTAAAACAAGATTTTGATGTGTTGGAGATTTTATCTTTAAAATTCTCCCAACAAGAAGTGTACACCTCAATATGTTCTGACTATGGCGTGGTTTGTGGTAGAGTTACCGCAAATAACGGAT